ATGATGCTCTCCCACGAGATTTATATCATGGTGGGCGAGCGGGGCAGGTTTTATCGTTCCACCGACGGCGGAGAAAGCTGGAAACAAATGCCGAGCAATACCCACGAGCCTCTGTTTTCCGTGAGTTTCGGTGACGATCGGAACGGATGGATCTGCGGAAACGGTGGAATAATCCTGCATACCAGAGACGGCGGCAAGACCTGGTCCGAGCAGAACAGCAATATACAAAAAGATCTTTTAAGCATTGATTTTGCCGATGACTATCATTTAGCAGGGAATATGAGAAAAAGTGGGATTGGTTGAAATTTGATGGGAATGGGCGGGAAATGACGGGATATTAAGGGATTAGATGGGTTTTAGTGTATTTTTTTGTCGTGGAGGCAAGCTAAAAAAATTAGCTGATTCCGGACGAAAATTGCACCGTATGTGAGAAGTTTGCTTTCAGTTTGCGGCCCCGGAAAACGGGCTTTTTTTATTGCACCATATTGGTTCAAAATTATTGTTCATAAGATGCGATCGTTTGGAGTAGCTGATCAGAATGTTTATATATGTCAGTTGTTGAATCGATTGGGATTCTTAACTCGTTTTTATCTTTGTCAATCAAACCAATATATTTTTGCTTCGTGTTAAGCCAGAGGCGGCAAATCGGTTTTCTATTATTGTCATCAAACAGTATCCCCATATATGATTTTGTGTCCCTATGAACAATTCGTTCGGGTTTAACATCTCTCGCAGCAATTGCTCTAACAATTTGAAACCCCTCTATTTCTTCATCTGTTGTTATAATTCCATTATTCATAGGTTCTTCGATATTGTTTTCTTCAGCATTTTCTTTGTTGTTTTCGGCAGATCCTTTTTCGCTGTCAAGTGCAGATCGAAGACGATCACTAACCTTATCACTCACAAATTGATGAAAGGCTTTTAATACCATAGGCGAAAACTGTTCTTTCATAGATGCCGTAAAACGGCCACCTGGTAAAGCTTTCATAAAGAAAAAGCGGACAAAATCTTCATCCGGCAATTCGTATTGTGAAGATAAACACTTTTGGATTTCAGATATATATTTAAGCTCGCTAGCCGTACTCAACATATTATCAAGGTCAAAGCCATCCTTTGCCATCTTTTTTACTTCAAATAGCGCGTTCCCTTTGGGATTTTTTAAATTAAGCTCTAAAAAAGGTCTGTCATCCATTTTGTTAAGCTCTTCAATGTCAGAATAAAACCAATACTGAACTCCATTGGTAAGAATTGCAATACGAGCCTTGGTGACATTAAAATAGCGATATAACTGACTCATATTTTCTTTTGAAAGATCAGACCCACTTTTTTTACACTCAATTAAAAAGATAGTCTCACCATCTTTCATAATAGCGTAATCTACTTTTTCACCTTTTTTTGTGCCGACATCCGCTGTAAACTCTGGAACCACTTCTTTTGGGTTAAAAACGTCATATCCAAGGGCGGCAATAAAAGGCATTACCAATGCGTTTTTTGTCGCCTCTTCTGTATCTAAATGGTCCACAATCTTTGGTAAACGTTGAGCAAGTGCCATGATTTTTTCATCAAAACTCATTTTAGTTCCTCCAAATTATAGTGGTTTAATTTTCTAAATGACAGTTTGATTTTTATCATGAAACTGCCAGCCGAGGTTGTTGTCGAATATTTTTTGCGTAAGCCCTTTATTGTGGCGTTTGATAAAATCGGACATGGTCATGCCGATGGCGCTGGCGATGCGGCCGCTTTCGGCCTCGGCCCACCAGCGGATTGTGTTGGGGTCGTGGGTTTCGGGGGGTGTTAACCGGTTTTGGTGGATATTTTCCGGGTGGAAGGTTTCCGGGGTGAAGGTGGTGTTGAGGATCTCGGCGATTTCGGATCTTATTTTTTTGGACATTTAAGGGCCTCTTTTTGGTGAAAATCGTTTCGGGCTTTATCGTTTAGAAAACGAAATGAAAACGAAACGGGAAAATTTATCCTGATTTTACGTGATGTCTTTATTAATAAGCGTTTACGGGCATTCTTGACCTATTTAAGCTTTTTCGAAAGTCCGAAACAAATTTCAGGCATTATTGCCCTGTGAGCATCCTGAGAATTTCAAGTGCATCCGGAAGGTCGAGCTTGCTGTTGCCGTTGACGTCGCCAAGAATTTGCCGGCTGCCGGATGCGGATAAGGTCAGGAGGTCTGTTGCTGAAATACCCGAATTATCGGTTACGGTGAGTGCAACATCATAGACCCCGGTGGCCAGGTCGGTTACGGTAACGGTCTTCCCCAACAGGGTTTGATTGTAAACCGAGTGGGTCCTGTGGACGAGATCCCATCTCCATTCCACAATCATCCCGTCAAAATCGTATGACTGACTTCCGTCCAAGTATACTGTTGAAATAATCACCTTGTCATTCCCAGCGACAACCTCCGGTGGATCGTTGTCTTCGTCTAAATATGTGAATACAGCATTTTTTTTTGTCCATCCGGCAACATCTCCATTTAGTGTTGCGACAGAAATTTCTGAATCGCTTTGGCCCCAAATTAATACTTTTACCAATGCAAGTGGCCCACTTGCCCCTTTTGGAATGGGTTCTTTGAAATTTGCAAATAGATGAGCATTCTGAACGCCAAGAACACAATCTGAATAACCAAATCCACTGTTAAGATCAAGATTGTCTCCATTGGCCAAAAAACCAAGGCCATCAAAGTCTCTCATAAAAAGCACGTTACACTCTGATTCAAGAACAATCTCCATACTGGAGATCTCATTAGGTGCGTCATGTAGCCACAAAATTGTATAAACAGTGCCATCATGGCCGGAAAAATCCATAAGCTCAATATTCGCGGCTGCGGCCGGGTTGGCTGATGATAATACTGTAAAAAATAACAGTATGGACATGCAGTCTTGAATTTTAGGCATTATAGAACCTCTATGATTTTTAATAAGAATAATTACCACTTTAAACCAATATTAAGATACGTAGTTTTATACCCGGTCTTGATTTCGGGCCAAAAAAATGGGCTGAAGCATTTTGCATCCAGCACGCCATTAAATTTTTTCATCCCGCATCCTTATATATAAAGGATGCGGTCAAGCCGGTAATTTATTCAGTATCAACACCAAGTCGGCATCACATTTTATGATTCTGATAAAACAGATGACCGGCCTGTCGTCTATCAGGATTTTTGCCGGCATCGTGTACGGTTCCCTTGACTCCACGGCCATGGACATCATCCGCTTGAATGTTTGTAAATCAAGCCGGTTTAAAAAGTATGGAAAACAGGATTTGCCGATCACGCCACTTCCATCTACTCCGAGCCCGCCGTGAACCTCCAGAACCGTGCCGTTGCGGTCAATCCGGCAAACGGTTTGGCCATTTTTGGCCAGGGCGGCCAGGTACTCTACCCGTTCCCCTTTTTTTTGAATTCCGTCTGGGTTTCTTTTATTACGGACTTAAGTGTGTTTGCCACCCCTTTTATATAGGTCCCGGTTTCCCTGAAAACGGTTTTGTTTAATTTTTCAATCGTTAACAGATCCAGGTTCATTTCCCTGGCGGTTTCCTTATCTTCGAAGCCTCTGATTATTTCATCGTGATGGGCATCTATATCGACGACTTTTTTAGAATCGATAGGTGTATCAACCTTTTTTGTGCGAAATTTTTCGCCATTTCCAGTAAGGAGCCAATCCAAATTAACGTTAAAATTATCGCAAAAATCAATAATTATTGAGATATCTATGGTTCCCCTTGATTTCCATCCAGCAAGCGTACTTTGAGCAATACCAAGTGATTCGGCTAATTTAATATCTTTTGATATTGATGAGGCCGCCTTCATTCTTTCAATAATATTTAATAATGAAATATTTTTTCTTGACATTATTTCAATTTGCAATTATTAGTAGTTCAAAACCTTGACGTTTAACCCAAAACCAAAAAAGAAATCTACGTTAAAAGGAGCGATTCTATGTCAGACGCAAAAAACTTCTGGAACCGACACGATGTGCCACCCGGGTGGGGATCTAAATATCCCTCAGCATCGGCAACAGATCTTCAAACGCCTGACAGGCATGGGGATCATGGCGACGGAGCCACCCAAGCCCATTGTCAAGCTCAGCATGTAGCAGGTCACGATCCAGGTTCCCGGATTTAACAAGAGCCCGCGAAAGGCCTACGATTACGGTAAAAAGTGCAAGGAGCTTGCCCTCCGTGCACGGTTCGGATGATTCCGACGCTTGTTTTTCAGTCATTATTAAGTCCTTTCGCCTGTTTAACCCTAAACCAAAAAAAAGAAACCTACGTTAAAAGGAGCGCCACTATGCCGAACACCGAAAGCAACCTGCATGACGGTTATTACTGCGTAATCCCTGAAAACATGGCAATTCCAGAGGCCATGTTCCTGTATGAGAACCATGCTGAAGAATTCGCTGAAAAACACGGCCTATGCTGCGTTGTCAGGAAATTCCCAGCTTCTTCTCAATTTTATGAAGTTTTGCACCGATACTGTAATAATCCATTACGCCAACGACACCGCCGCATGAGCTGCACTGGACGAACGTAAGCTTATAATCAGAACCTCGCGGTTCTTTGATAACGATTTCAAACGAGTGCCCACCGCATTTAATACAGGTTGATGAGGCCATGAGTTTTAATCTCCATAAATCGTTAAACCAAAAAAAAGAAACCTACGTTAAAAGGAGCAATCTTATGCAACACCTCATATTTAGAAACATCAGAAGGGGCATGGTGCAAATCAATGGAGTTTCTTATTCCGCTGATGGACACCCGCCCGGTCCTGCTGTTTTTCAGGTTTCCGGAGAATCTGTTTTTCTACTTTCTCAAGACGCTCGGAAAGTGCGTCTATCTCCAAATATTCTTGACGTTTAACCCTAAGCCAAAAAAAAGAAACCTACGTTAAAAGGAGCGATCATATGTCAGACTCCGAAAACCACGACATTATTCCTCAGCAAAAGCATTTAAACGAGCACGAAGTTCACGCTTCATTTTTAGAACGTCTTGCTTCAGACCTCGGTCAATCTTTGGATGGGTTGCGATCTCGTCCAAAGAGTCCAGAGACCGAATTGCTGATTCAACGATTCGAATCGGCAAAGCGGAAATTTGAGGCCAATGCGGATTGCCGGCGACGTCAGCCAAAGACTCCAGTTGTTGAAGGGTATGTTGCATCCGAATGGACAGATATGTCGCCGCTATCATGCATGCACGGTTTTCCTCATCCGGCGGGACAAGCACGTAAAACCTGCACCTGCTTCCGGCACATGGGCCAAACCCATTGAACGGACATCCGGCGGATTGGGAATGTACCATATGGGAAACAATCCGGTCTGCATCGTTCTCATTTTTGTCAGAGTTGTTTTTAGCCATTTATTAATCCAACCCAAAACCAAAAAAGGAAGCTCAACATGATCCCACGAAAAATCAAGCACGCCATTGAGGACGCCGGTGAAACCCAAACCGCCATTGCGGCGCGGCGGGGTGTTTCCGCCACCATGGTCAACAAGGTGGTCCACAAACATAAACGGGCGGCGCATATCGAACGCGAGATTGCCAAGACCATCAAAAGGGATCTGCACGAGATATTCCCGGAATGGTATTCGCGCCTGGCAAGCTGATCCTTATTTTTGTCTTGTAGCTTACACCGGTTGGACGGAAAGGTCAACGTCTAAACCTGAATAAGTTTAGACATAAAACGAGAAAACGAATGTCAAATCAAGGCATTAAAATTGACAAACAGGAGGGCAAAACATGGCACGTAGACGCAACACGCCCGATCCGAACCAGATGGCCCTGGATTTTCAGTTTGAAAAGCGCATTACGGATCTGGTGAATATCACCAGGGAGTTACAAGATGCTTACGACCAGCCGGCCGGGCTCGGTGCAAGCAACGATTTCGAGGCCTGCAACCTGCTGGCAGCCTCAGTGAAAAAAGCGATTGACAAGTCCGGGCTTTCCCGTGCGGATGCGGTGGACCGGATCAATGCCTATCTGGGCCGCACAGAAGAAAAGGCGGCGAAAAATCCCAAGGAATGTTTCAAGCCCCTCACCCTCAACATGCTTAACAACATGCTGGCAAAACCCACCGAATACAAGATGCCTGCGGTGTTGCTGTTTGCCATACATCATGTGACCGGATCACTGGAGCCGGCCCGGTGTTTTGCGGAGGCGGAGGGCGGGGCCGTGGTGACGGCAGCAGAAAGGCAACGGTTGAACCTGTTGAAAGTTCAGGATTTGATGGACCAGGTTAAGCAGGCCCAGACGGAACTTAAAAAAACCATGCGGGTTGGGGGGTGAGGATGGAAGCGTACATCATGCTATGGCTCATCGTGTTTGTTTTTTCATTTATCGGCGGGTCTATTGTCGTAACGGTCATTTTGAATAAATATCCCAAGCCCTTTAATCGTTTTATCAATACTGTAAGACAACGCATCCGTGCCCAAGTCGCTTCTTATGGCATTAACCAGATCCTTGATGAGATTCGCGGCAAATACAGCATCCTTTCCAACCTGGATGCTATTTTCCGGCTCTGGTTTCTTGAACGCGACAGGAAGAAATTTAATGATCTCGTCGGCTTTTTCGCTGACATCCTTAGAGACAAGCATCCTTGCCGTTTCGAGGCTGAAAAAGAGACCGAAGACCTCGTCAGTCAACTTTTTCAACTGCGTCGCGGACTTCGCAGAGTCGAACACCTTGGCAACTACATTAATAAAGAAGAAAATTTTAATTACATGACCGAGAATCTTTTTATAGGCGGCAAGACGCTCTTCATAGACGATTTTTTTAAATTTTTCTTTTCTCAGGGTCAAGGTGACGGCTGCGCCGATGCCGCCGCCGATGACTGCCCCTGTAAAACCGAGGCATGCGGAGATAATCCCATTGATGATTTCGGGGTTCATGATGATGAGTTCCTTTCATTCGTCTGGGGGATAAAGAATTTAGCAAATACCACAAATCAACTCAATGAACAAGGAGGACACCATGAAGAAACAGATCAGCAAGACAATAAAAGAAGCAATTTTAAGATGTTATCTGGACCGGTGCCGGCCGCCGATGATGATGGCGATCCGGGCGGCGCGGTTTAATCTGAAACGGCAGGGGATTGCCGTGGCGGCGTCGGATGAGGCGCTTCGGCGGTGGTTGAAGGCATACTGTGAAAATGCTCAGCACCAAACAGCGTTACAGCGAGCTTAGAAATATGTTTGAAAATCTTTTTCAACACAGTCGGGGCATACGGAATAAAGAGCAAGGGGGCCATTTTTCCGTTGAACCAATGTTCTTGCCCAGCCTGACTGGGCAAGTATCGCATCAATCATTGCGGTCCCGGCCTGTGCCTCAGACAGGACATTTCTTATTTCAGATTCCTGGATCTTTATTTTGTAGATATGGCCGCATTTTAAGCAAGCGGCTTCCATTTCAATACAGGCAGGCCCATAAGGCGTGTCCTTGTATTTTGAAGAAAGGAGATTATGAGATGACTGAAAATCAGATTGTTTTTTACGATCCATGCAATATCCCTCCCGACAGTCCGTTGATACCTAAAAAAGATAAGGACTTTGAAGCCCTTATGAAAGAAATTCGGCCGCTTGTCCGAATTGAAAAAACAAATCGGAACCTCAAGTTAAATATCAAACACCATGACGGAAATCAAGCAAACAGGGACTAACGGCAAAAGGAGATATTGAGATGACGGACATACTATCCATTTATAAAAATGACGATGACGAAGAGGTTGAAATCTCACCGCTGTCATCGAAGGAGAACAAGCGGCGGGCCGATCTGGAGACCGTGATCGAGCGGAATTTCACTGGGTTTGTGGCGGTGGGCTCGGCCCTGGCGGAAATCCGGGAAAAGCGGCTGTACCGCAGCACCCACCGGACGTTTGAGGGGTATTGCAAGGATTTGTGGGAGATGAACATCCGGCATGCGCAACGATATATCGCGTCAACAGAGGTCATAAAGAATTTGAAAAACGCGACCCATGGGTCGCAAAATGAATCCGAAAAAAGCGACATCCCGTTAATCCCCGAAAGCCTCCTCCCAAAAAACGAGCGCCAGGCCCGACCCCTCACCCGTCTCGAACCCGACCAGCAGCTTGACGTATGGCGCCACGTGATTGCACACGCCCCCAACGGCCGGATCACGGCGGCCCTGGTGGCACGGACGGTGAGCGAGTATGTCGGGGCGGAGGTGGTACAGCGGCTGGGGAGCACTAAAACCCGCATCGCCCGTGAGACGGTGATTTCCGACGATTTCAAATCCGGCCTCCAATCCCTCCTGAACGCGGTGAGCGACGCCCGGGCGCAAAAATGGAAAACCACGTCCCGGGAAGCGGCGGTGCTGTGCCTGGACGAAGCCAAGGCGGCAATCCTTCGGGAGGCATAATGGATCCCTTACGCGAAAACAACGGCGGGGAAATCGAGCCCACGGCAAGCGACATCGCAAGGGCCATGGGAAAGACCGAGCGGGCCATCCAACTCAGGGCACGGAAGGAAGGATGGCTGACAACGGCCAAGGCCAAGCGGGGCGGAAAACAGCGGCGCTACATCTTCCGGCTCTTGCCCGAGGATGTGCGCCAAGCCGGGGCTGTTGTGCATGCGGAAAAACGGGGTCTGGTTCCGGTTGATCCGAAAAACCTGCCGGCGGTGTTGCCCAACGACATGCCGGCGATACCGGACACGGCCAGGGAGATCGGCCTGGCAAAATACCGGCTGGTCCATGCGTTTCGAAAGGCGGCAAATAACGCGCCCTGGGGAAAGAAAAGCGAATTTTCAGCCGCGTTTTTACTGGCCTATAACGCCGGGCAACTGATGCCCAAAGTCCATGAGACCCTTGGGGATGTCGCCGTCCAGACCCTGCGCGCCCTGGACAAAAAGCTGCTTAAAAGCAAGGACAACTACGTATCCCTGTGCGACGGCCGGGGGGGGTGGAAAGTTCACGGCACCAATAAATGGCGGAGCCGGAGCCTGTCCGAAGAGTCTAAAAAGGCGTTGCTGAAATGCTACCTGTCCCAGCAGCGGCCCACGGTGGCCATGTCCATCCGGGCGGCGCGGTACACACTTGACGCCCTGGGGATTGATGAGAGAGCCAGTGACGACACGTTCCGGCGGTGGCTGAAGGAGTACGGGGAAAAGAACGGGCATGTGCTGGCCTTGGCCAGGGACGGGGAGAAGGCGTACAAGGACCAGTTCCAGTCCTATATCACCCGGGACCTGGATCAATTGAACGTCGGGGATTGTGTGGTTGCCGACGGGAAGGTGTTAAATTTCCAGGTGCTGCATCCGGTATCGGGCAAACCCTGCCGCATGGCCCTGATTATCTGGATGGACTGGCGGAGCCGGTTTCCGGCGGGGTGGCAGCTCATGCCCACGGAAAACACCATCGCCGTGGCCTCGGCCCTGCGTATGGCCATTATGTTCCTGGGCATGATTCCCAAGGTTGCCTATATGGACAACGGCAAGGCCTTTAAGAACAAGGTGTTCCTGGGCGAGGACGTGGATCTGATGGAGATGACCGGGCTGTTCGCCCGCCTGGGCATAGCCACAATGTTTGCCATTCCCTTCAATGCAAAGGCCAAAATCAACGAGCGGTTCCATCTGACCATGCAGGAACAGGGCGAGCGGATGTTCCCCAGCTTTTCCGGAACGTCCATCTCAGACAAGCCCGCCCATATGATGCGAAACGAAAAATTCCACCAGGCCTGGCACCAGGCCCAAACCTCCGGCTGGATCCCGGACATCCGGGAAGCGGCCCATCTGATCGGGTCCTATTTCACCTACTATGTCAACCAGCCCCATTCCGGCCTGGGCGGAGATACGCCCTTGTCCGTGCTTGAGGCGGGGCGCGGTCCCGGGGTGGATGTTCAGGCGCTGAACCACGAATTTTTATGGCGTAAGACCGTCACGCCCCGGCGATGCCGGGTCAAGCTTTACGGCATCGATTACGAGTCCGACGCCCTGCACGGCATCACCCACCCGATGACCGCCATGTACGATACCGCGAATATGGAGACGATCTGGGTCTATACGCCGGACGGGCAGTATGTTGACGAGGCCAACGCGGTACAGGCCATTCACCCGGTGGCGGCGGCGTTCGGGGACCAGGTCGGACTCGATCGGGTGAAGTATGAGATGGCGCGGCAAAACCGGATGCTCAAGCGTACCAAACAGCAACTGCTGGCCCTTGGGGCGTCCATGGAGGATATGGACGGGTTGAAGAGCCTGCCGTATGTGCAAAAACAGCCGGTGATCCGGACCACCCCGGCCATTAACGACAAGCCGGAACAAAAAGCACTTCCGGCCGGGGAAGTAAAGCGGCTTGAGGATCTGGCGGACAAAACGCTGGCGGATATGCCGACATCGAAAACGGCTCCGGACCGGCCGGGGTTTTTCCGGTCCGACCTGGACCGGTATGAATGGTGCTTTTACGCCGTGCACCGGGACGGGTTTTCGCTCTCTTCCGATGATTCGGTGTTTATGGCGCAATTTGAGAACAGCCGGGTGTTTGCGGAAAGTTACAAGGAGCGGTTTGACGGGCTTCGGGGAATATTGCCGAGGGAAAATCAGGCGTTTGGAATCGGGTAAATAATCTATTTTAAACGAAAGGAGGAATCGTGAAAAAAATTTTTCTGGTTACGCAAAACGTCAGTCTTTTCCGGGAAGCCATGGGGGTCCTGGAAGACACAGAATACGGCCAACCCGGCCTCGCCGTGGTGTACGGTATGGCCGGGCGAGGAAAGTCTAAGGCTTCAGAGAGTTACGCAATGAATACTGATGCCGTATATTTCAGAGTGCTGCACAATATGACAGACCGGCAGATGTTGGCGTCTCTATGCAATGAACTCACCGGCATGGAACCAAGAAGCGCCGGCGACTGTATGGACCGTGTTATTTACAGACTGAAACAGCATCGGCGAATTCTTCTGGTGGATGAGGCTGACAGGCTTAAACGGATGGATATGTTTGAATATTTTAGGGATATTCATGACCTTACAGGAGCGCCCATCGTATTTATCGGAGAGGAGAGCCTTTACTCTGCGATTAGTTGCCGCAGACGATTATGGAGCCGCGTGACGCAATCCGTTCATTTCGGCCCCATATGCACAGAAGATATTCTTTTATACGCTGCAAAGGCGTTTCAAATAAAAATAATGCCTGACGCAGCCGTCGTTGTATCACAAAAATCTGATGGTGATTTTCGGCTGATGCATATTTGTGTGCGCGATCTCTCAAAGATGGTTCGGACCAGTGGTGATAATGTCGCAACGCTTGATATGGTTAAATCTCTGCCACAACGAAAAACAGGTCCCAAATCAAAACTTAAAGGAGGCAGGCGGCCATGAACGATACACCTAAAATTGTGGATACGGTCTGCCGGTATGCAGCAGCAAACAGCCTGGTCCGAAAAAAACAAATCGAGAAAGCGCTCGGTATCCACAAAAGCCAAGTTGTGCATGCCATTGACCAACTGGTCCGCACCGGAAGATTGGTAAAAATCGGGCACGGGACCTTTGAGTTTGTTGACAAACCCCTGCCGGGAAAAGGCGCCCCCATTAATGACCGCATATGGAAAGGCATGCGCATTAAACCCACGTTCTCATGCTCTGAACTGGCCATGCTTGCCGGGACCACCACAAGCTATGTGTACAAGCTGATGCGGCGGTACCGGGGAAAGGGGCTGGTGGTGCAGCACGGTCGTCGGCCGGCGTTGTCCGGGGCAAGTGAGAAAGTCTGGCGATTGACACCCAAGGGCCGGGAACACCTAAAACGGCCGAGAGTAGCTGATTTCGAGCCGGACCCGTTGATTCTAAAGGCGGTGAAACTGAACCGGTTGATCTGCACGGGGATGGTGCTGCACATGGTGGATGAGCGGCAGAAGGCCATGAGGCTCTGTCGGGAAATTTTAACAAATCTTGAAGAAATGAAAGGAGACAATGATGATCAATGATGAATTCTGGGAAAAAATAAAGAGCATGCATGAGCAGTTGAACGATGCGTTTATCGCGATATCCGGCCTGCATGTGACGGACATGGCGGAAATGAAACGCAAGCACGATGCGGCCCGGCGGATTATTGACATGCGGAAAACGCTGGACAGCATGGGGCTTGTGCACTGCGTACGGACGGATATGAAAAGGGAGGCGTCGGCATGATCATTGCGGCGGCGGAAATATACAAACGGCAGAACAAGGTGATCCACCGGGGTTTTTCCGACCTGGGACTGACGTACGAAAATTCCAAAGAAGACATGGTGACGCTGTTTTCGGATATCGCGAACCGGGCCGTCGCCGGCATTTCCCAGATGACCCTGGGGGAGCGGGATGAATTGATCCGGCAGTTGACGAAAAAAGGGTGCAATTTGTTCCGGCCCGCCGTGCCCAAGGGTGCAAGGGACTGGAAAAAAGGCGACCGGGAATTAAAGATCAGCTGCGGACGGCCCGCCGGGGTGCCGGCGGAAAAACGGCCCATGATCGAGAAAATCGGGGCGATCCTGGCGGACATGAAGCTGCCGTGGACCTATGCGGACGGCATCGCGAGAAAGCGTTTTAAGGTGCAGGCGGTGGAGTGGTGCCGGGTGGATCAGATTGAGAAGATCATGCAGATGCTGATCGTCTATCAGCGACGGCACGGAGGCGGCCAATGAAAAAACAAAGGAGGAATCATTATGGCGGTTAAAAACGAGAACGGGCACTGGGTGGATCCGAGCGGCAACGCGATCCCGATTAAATACGTCAAGAAATACGACAAGCGGCTTGACCAGGTCGTCACCCGCCTGGCGGGACATGCCAGGCGCGCCAGTGGTGCGATCGTAAAGTTGAAAGAAAAAGCATTTGACGATGTGGCGCAATTCATCCGGGATGCGGAGAAGATGTACGGCATGACGGTGCGCACGGCCCAGGGAAACAAGGTTTTAACGGACTTTTCCAATACCCTTAAAATCGAGATCAAGGTGAATAAGATCATCGATTTCGACAACCGGCTGCAGATGGCCAAGGGGATCATCGATGTGTGTCTGAAGCGGTGGAGCGAGGGAAGTGATGACAAGATCAAGCTGATCGTGGACCGGGCCTTTTCCGTGGACAACAAGGGCAGGCTGGACCGGGACCGGATCCTGGATCTGCGCAACATCGACATCAAAGACCCGGACTGGAAACAGGCCATGGACCTGATCAACGAGAGCATCCGGATCGTGGGGAAGCGGACGTATATCCGGTTCTGGGAGAAGAAAAACGGGACGTGGTGTACGATTCCGCTGGATATTGCGTCGTGTTGAGGGGATGGTATCAACGTTATGAGAGGACAAAATGAAACGAAAAATGGCTCAGGCCCTAATTGATATACACAACATACTACCTCAGTGCAGTGAAGATGGACTCGATGATTTGCCCGAAGACATCTCGTTTGAGGAGCACTGGGAGCAATCCTACAGCAATCTATTGGTGGTGTTGTGGGATATCGTTCATCGGTTTCCTCCGGGGTTATTGGAAAAATCGTTAAAAAGCGGTGCGCATGAAAGACTATGCCCACATGACGACATGCATGACCGTATCCGGCGGACGCTCGGATATGTGAGGGACTCGGAGGACGGGAATAAAAGCGTTTGTGCGCTTTGCTGGCTTGAAAGCAAATCCGATAAAAAAATGGTTGAACGGTTCCATTCTCCACACGGCTCTGTTGTGTGCATATTATTTTCTTTACTTACGATTAAAGGAGATTAGCCAATGGACAGAAAATGGAAAGGAGGTTGCAAATGGAATACGTAATAATAGTTGCCGAGGTTGATACGGAAAATCATGAAAATTCGGATGGGGACAAAACGAAAGTTGATGCGCGGGTAGCAAAAGAAGGCGTCGATTATATCACATTCAATCTCAGCGGAGACGTTGACAGGCAAAATGAATTGACGAAAAAGCTGTGCAATTCTTTGGTTGACGCGGGTTTTTTATCATTTCAAATCTGGTGTTCATATTAATTGGAGAATTCTATATGGTCGATTTCCAACAAATGAAGAAAGCAAAGGAGGATGTCATGAGAAAAGCGATGGGCATTGTTTTACTGGCGGTGTTTGCGGCATCCATTGCCGCTGCATCGGACTGCATCCGGTGCAAGGGGCGGCTGGCCTGCGTGGGTGATAATCAATACGAGGTGTGGCAAACCTGCGGTGATCCGGACTACCGGACGGTTACGGCGGTTGAAACGCAGGGGAACCATGTTGCCGTTGCCCTGGGGAACAGTATCGTTTTTTCGGAGTGGGAATCGAAACGAACGGCCCGGGAAAAATGGGTATACAACGAGGGGCCGTGCATGTTTCTGCGGGTGCTGACATTTGACAAGGGCGAGCTGATCCGGATCGAACACCGGGGGAAACCATAGTGTTTTCAGAACAAAAAACAACAATCTTGATAAACAATGACCGATACGCTTGACCATATCCAGATCGACGATCTGCCGGAGGACTGCCGGCAGGTCGCCGAAATCATCGGGCTTGACGGGCTTTTAGCGCTGTCCGGCCGGATGGGCGGGGAGCGGATTTATATCCCTTCCCGGGACCGGCTGGGGGTTTGCGCCCGGAACCGGGCCATCCGGGATGAGTTTAACGGCCGTAACTATTTGGAACTGGCAGTGAAATACAACCTCACCGCCCGGTGGGTGCGGGTGATCGTTTCCGGGGCCGATCCGGAGGAGACCCCCGGCGTTAACGGCAAAAAAGTCTATATCCAGCAAAAACTGTTTTAATCCCACCTTCCCCCTTCCCCCTTTCCCTTTAAAAGTGAACTAAATTGCTGAACTACTTCGGTGGAAACTTCCCTTGTTTTCATTGTACAACGCCTCTCAAACAGCGATTTACCGGCTCCGGCCGTTAATCGCATTTGGAGGCAAACCATGTACCTGCCAAATTTTTTTAAACCCTTTGAACTTCTACCCCGGGAATTGTTCTGCCGGACAAAAAAGCCCGACGGTCTGCTGTCCGTTCTGTTTGACGACAGGATTTTAAAGGCCGCCGATCGGCTGAGAGATCAGTACGGTCCCATGCAGGCAAACGATTGGTTTTGGGGCGGTCCCAACCAGTTCCGGGGATTTCGGCCTTTTGATTGCCCGGTGGGTGCAAAACTCAGCCAGCACAAATTCGGCCGGGCAATCGATCTCTTGCCCCTGGATGCCCCTGTTGACGATATCCGGTCCGATTTGATTGAGCATCCCGCAATCGCCGGCGGCCTGGTCACCTGTATCGAGGCGGACGTGCCCTGGCTTCACATCGATTGCAGAAACCATAACCCTGAAAACGGCCTGCTGGTTATCCGGCCGTAAAAGGAGCGCATCATGAATCGAAAAAAATCGCATTTCATTGTTTTGCTGCCGATCCTGATTTTTTTCTTTGCATTCGGTATCATCGGCTGCAAAACGGCATGGCTTTCCATTAACCTCAACGACGCACAGACAGTTGCGGTCAAGGCCGCGGCCCGGCCCTTCGGCAGCCAGTTCGCCAAAAAGAATCCGGATATTGTTCTTCCCGCCACTTTGCTTTGCGAATCCTACACCACGGGCGAGCTGTCCCAGGACTCCATCGACAGGACGGCAAAATATCTTTCCCAACGGTTTGAACAGGACCCGGCTATGTCGAAAAGCGTGGTTGAACTGCTGGGGCTGTTGAAACCGACCCCGGACGCCAAATGGAATGTCGCGCTGGTCAAGGCTGCCGCCGAGGGTTTTCTTGACGGCATGGCCATGGCGACGGAAGCGGATTCGGAAGGTGATAAATGAAAACACCGTTATTCGCACCGGAAAGCTTCGTAAAGCTTGCGCCGGAAGAAAAAAAGCGGCTTTGCAACGGGTGCGGCACCAAGGGCCTGTGCGGTTACATTGTGCCGGACACGGCCTACGGCCTGTGCATCACCCCGGCCTGCGATATCCATGATTTTATGTATCACATCGGCGAAACGATCGCGGACAAGGACAGCGCGGACCGGTCGTTTTACAACAACCTGCTGCGGATCATCGATGCGAAGACGAAATGGCGATGGCTGAAAAAGCTTCGAACCCGACGGGCGAAAACCTACTACCGGTTTGTCGCCGAGCTGGGGGGCCCGGCCTTCTGGTCCGGGAAGAACAAACCGGAAGAAACAGGATTTCATGTCTGATGGACGAAGCGGATCTGGCCCAGGAAATGGAATCCCTGTTTTTTCGCCACTCTCTCGCAGCGGCCCGGGGACCGGCGCAAAACCGGCCGTCAAAAACGCACTGTACCGAATGCGGGGAAAAGATACCGGAAAAACGCAGGGAAATGATGCCCGGTTGTGAGCGGTGTGTGCGATGCCAGACAATATTCGAACAACCCGGGGGATATTAAATGGAAACGGTATGGCTCACATGGGGGCTTGTTGTGGCTAAGGAATACGGGGGTTTCGGCTTGATTTTATTTCTGGTTATTGTGCTGATATGGGCATTTTTCCGGAACCGGGAAAAAACAACCATCCGGCATTACGAAGACGTCACACGCATCCTTTCCCAGTATAAAGATGACGTTTCAGGAATCAAGCGGTTGTATGAAAACAACGTCCACCTGGTCCAGGACTACGGCAAAGCCTACAACCGCTTAGAAACCCTGTACAGTGAAACCATCGCCATTATTTCACTGAACACCCAGACCCAGACCCACCTGGCGGACCAGATCAAAAACAACATGTACTGCCCCATGATACGGGAGAAAGGGCCGAACGGATGAACCAGGAACGCGCGATTTTGAAAGGCCACCTGGCCGGACTGAAGGAAGAAAAAATGAGGATTGCAACGGCCATTGCGGCGAACCTCGCGGCGGTGCAAACCTTTCTGGCCGGATGGCGGATACGGGCCATTGCCGATATTGATATTGACAGCGCCCATTATAATTTGCGGGAGGCGGCCGAGCTGAAAATCAAGCTGACAGCGGTCTGTGTGGACATTACCAAGATTGAGGCGGAGCTGGCCTGATGGGCGGCACACACACCAAATCACGGCGGCGCTCCCGCATCGAGACCGAGCTGCCGATCGAGCTTCGGCAGGATGTGGACCGGCTTTTGCTGGAGGGGGCCACCTATGAAGAGATCGCCGAACATCTGAAGGTCCGGGGATACAATATCAGCCGGGCGTCCATCGGCCGGTACGGCAAAGAGTTTTTCGAGGCATATGGCGCCATCAAGCGGTTTGAAGACCAGGCCCGGGCCATCACGGCGGGAGCGGCTGACGGCATGCCCATGGAAGAGGCCGTGGGCAAGATGATCCTGCAAAAGGTCATGGCCGGGCTGATGGACGGCACGGCAAACGTCACGGAAAACGCCAGGCTTATTTCCGGCGTCGCCAGTTTGCAGAATGCCCATGTGCGGATGAACGTCTGGAAAGACGATCTTGAAAAACGGGCAAAAAAGACGGCGGACGCCGTGGCAAAAATCGTGAAAAAAGGCGGGCTGTCGGACGATGCCGCCGATAAAATCCGGGCAAAAATATTGGGGATGGCCACATGAAGGGATGGGCCGGAAAAGAAAACCGAAATTTAAGAACGCCGGACGTATGTCCGGATGTTTTTCTTTCCTACCAGAAGAAATGGGCGGCGGATCAAAGCCCGGTGAAGATCATGGAAAAGTCTCGGCGCATCGGTCTTTCCTGGGCCGAGGCCGGTGAAGACGCCCTTCTGGCCGCGTCGGAAAACGGCATGGACGTATTTTACATCGGGTACAACAAGGACATGGCGTTGGAATTCATCGAGGATTGCGCCGGTTGGGCCCGGGTTTACAACCAGGCGGCCGGCGAGATCGAAGAATTTATCTGGCAGGATGAAGGGGAAGAAAAAAAAGACATCCAGGCGTTCCGGATCAAGTACCCTTCCGGGTTCAAGGTCGTGGCCCTTTCATCCAGACCGGCGAACCTTCGCGGCAAGCAGGGAAAGATCGTGATCGACGAAGCCGCGTTTCACGACGACCTGGCGGGCCTGCTGAAGGCGGCCATGGCCATGCTGATGTGGGGCGGCCGGGTGGTGATCATCTCCACGCACAACGGGGACGATCATCCGTTTGCCGAGCTGATCAACGAGGTCCGGGCGGGCAAGAAACCATACAGCCTGCACCGGGTCACCATCGACGACGCCCTTGAGCAGGGGCTGTATCGCCGGATTTGCCTGCGCCTGGGCAAATCCTGGAGCGAAGATAGCCAGACCGAATGGCGGGAAACCCTGTTTGATTATTACGGGGACGATGCCGACGAAGAGCTGCTGTGCATTCCGGCCCGGGGCGGGGGATCTTTTCTCACCCGGATGATGATCGAGGCGTGCATGGTCGAAGATATCCCGGTGTTGAGATGGCGGCCGCCGGCAACGGATTTTGTGCACTGGGACGATGTGGCTCGGTTCAAGGAGATGCAGGACTGGCTGGATGACGAACTTGAGCCCGTCATGAAAGCCAAGGCCATTATTGCGAACTCCTGGTTCGGCGAAGACTTCGCCCGGACGTGCGATCTGACCTGCGTGTGGCCCCTCCAGGAGATGCCGGGGCTGACGTATTGGACGCCCTTGCTGCTGGAGCTTCGGGATTGCCCCTTTTCCCAGCAGGAACAGGCCTTGTTCTACCTGCTGGACCGGCTGCCGAGGTTATGCGGCGGGGCGCTGGATAAAGGCGGCAACGGGGCGTTTCTTGCGGAGCGAGCCATGCAGCGATACAGCGAGGATCGCATTGAACAGGTTTCGTTTTCATCTGCCTGGTACTTAGAAAACATGCCGCCCATGAAGGCGCTCTTTGAGGATCGGACCACCTCGCTCCCCAAGGATAATGAAGTGCTGGAAGACTTCCGGGCCATCAAGAAAATCAAGGGCGTTCCCCGGGTGCCCGTGGATGAACGGACCCTGAGCAAATACGGGGGCAAGCGGCACGGGGATGCAGCGGTAGCAAAAAGTCTGGCCGTGTATGCGGCCCGGACATTTGACGTGTATCACGAGGTGCCGCCGGTGGTTTCTGCAAAACCGGCGCTTGACAGCGGGTTTGTCGGATACCGTGATGCGGTTGATTATGATGCGTATTAATAAAAAACAGTGAGTTGTGGCGGATATGAAACTTTGGATCAATGAAAATGATTTTGTCGAGGTGGCGGCAGCGGCCATGCGGCCGGAGCCGGAGGAGATCATCACCCGGCAGCGGTATGACGGCGTCAACGACATGGACGTGCTGCCTGATCCGGATCCCGTCTTAAAGGCGGCCGGCAAGGACATCAGCACATACCGGCAGATGAAATCCGACGCCCATGTGTGGTCCTGCATCAGCAGCCGGAAATCCGGCACCATGCCAAGGGACTGGGACATCACCGAAGCGGCCCGCGGGGGATCCGCAGCAGCCAATGTGAAAGCGGCCGAGCTGGTCAAGGATGTTTTCTCCTCCCTTCCCATGCGAAACATCATGTCCGACATGCTGGATGCGGCGCTGTACGGCATATCGCCGATGGAGGTGATCTGGCAGGCGGACGGAAACGAATGGCGACCGACGGCCATTACCGGCAAGCCGCCGGAGTGGTTTCTGTTCGACCAGGCAAACCGGATCCGGTTTAAGACTCAAAATAACCAGGACGGCGAGGAACTCCCACCATACAAAATCTTGTTGTGCCGCCATCATGCCGATTACCTGAATCCCTATGGAGAGCGCCTGCTGTCGAAATGCTTCTGGCCGGTGGCGTTTAAAAAGGGCGGGTTCAAGTTCTGGGCGATATTCACGGAGAAATACGGCATGCCCTGGGTGATCGGCAATGTGCCCAGGGGAACCGGGCAGCCCGAGCGCAACGCCTTTCTCTCCCGACTGGTGTCGATGGTCCAGGATGCCGTCGCGGTAATCAACAACGATGAAAAGATCGACATCAAGGAAAGCGCGTTCAAGGCTTCCAGCGCGGGTATCTATGAAAAGCTGATCAGCGTTTCCAACCGGGAGATCTCCAAGGCCATTTTAAACCAGACGCTGTCCACGGAAGTCCAGGGCGGCGGATCCTATGCCGCGACAAAGGGACACCTGGAAGTCCGGGAGGATGTCGTGAATAACGACAGCGCCATGGTTACCGAGGCATTCAATACGTTGTGCGCTTGGATTACTGACTTGAACGTGCCCGCTGCCGCACCGCCGGTGTTTGCTTTTGAGGAGAAAGAAGATCTGCAAAACGACCGGGCCGAGCGGGATGACAAGCTTTCCAAGAATATCACGTTTACGCCCGCATATTATATGCGGACCTATAACCTGGAAGAGGATGATTTTGAGATGCGGTCCGGGCAGCCGGTTATTGCGGCGGAATTCGCCGAGAAGACGGCCACACCGGATGCGGCGGATATCCTTGCCGATCGCCTGGACAAGGAGGCGGCCGGGATCATCGACGGGTATACGGACAAAATCAGGGCACTGGTGAACTCGGCAAGTTCGTTCGCGGAGATCCGGGACGGGTTGATCGACCTGGACCCTGAAATGAATTCGTCCGACCTGGGCGCCCTGATGCAAAAGGCGATGACGGCCGCCGAGCTGGCCGGCCGATCCGAGGTGATGGATGAAATCAAATAAACGCCTCAGCTCGACGACAAGCGACGATCCCCGGACTTTGGCAGACTTGGTCGTTCGGAGGGGAGATCTTTCAAAGGCGGGCAAATGGCGGCGAAAGCAGGCGGGAATTTTTAATCATGCCGGATGAAGTATTCGAAAATCTGAGCTTTGACGAAGCGATCGCCTTTTTTAAGGGGAAACTCAAGATCCCCACCCTGCGATGGGATGACCTCTGGAAGGGGATGCATGCCCGGGGGTTCATGGTCGCCGGCGCGACAGAGGAATCACTTTTGACGGATTTTCACAACGCTATTTTGAAGGCCCAGACCGACGGCATGACGCTTGCGCAATTCAGAAAGAATTTTGATGACATCGTGGCCCGTCACGGGTGGGTTTACAAGGGCGGACGCAACTGGCGGAGCCGGGTGATCTTCGACACCAATATCCGAACGGCATATTCGGCCGGGCGGTATAAGCAGATGACGGACCCGGATGTGTTGAAGGCAAGGCCCTACTGGGAATACCGGCACAGCGGCAGCGCGAATCCCCGGCCCGAGCACCTGGCATGGGACGGCCTTGTGCTGCCGGCAGACGACCCCTGGTGGGACGATCATTATCCGCCCAACGGCTGGGGATGCAAGTGCAAGGTGTTTGCTGTGTCCGAACGGGATCTGGACCGGGAAGGCAAGACCGTGGGCAACGCCCCGGATGACGGGACATACGAGTGGACGGACAAGGCAGGCAAGACACATACAATTCCCAACGGCATCGATCCGGGATGGGATTACAATGTGGGTAAAGCTGCATGGGAAAAACCGGCGTAGCTAAATTTTGGAGGGAATACAATGACAATCAATTTTAAGGGATTTGAAAACTGGGTGGAGATCTTCAGGGGCGGCGCCCAGATTGACAGCAAGGGCAAACAACATGACGGCGACGCCATCATCGACAAGGCGGTATCCAGCTTTGATCCGACGTTTCACGAGCCGCCGGCGGTGATCGGGCATCCAAAAGACAATGCCCCCGGGTATGCCTGGGTGAAAGAAATCAAGGCAGTGCCCGACGTCAAGGGGACCAAGACGTTGTTTGCTAAGTTCGACCAGGTGGTGCCGGAGTTTGCCGATGCGGTGTCCCAGGGAATGTATAAAAAGCGATCGGCGAGCTTTTACGATGACGGACGGTTGAGACATGTGGGCTTCTTGGGAGCGCAGCCGCCGGCGGTGAAGGGACTGAAAAACATCGCTTTTGCCGACGACGGAGACGGGGTTACATTTGAATTCTCAGACCCCAGCCCGTGGACCTGGGGGGCGATCGGCGGGATGTTTCGGGCCATACGCGAGTGGATCATTGAAAAGGACGGCAAGGAAAAGGCGGATTCCGTTATCCCGGAGTGGAATCTTGACGACATTGCCGATGAGAAAAGCCGGGCGGAACAATCAACATCGAAAGGAGAAGACGACATGGAATTTTCCGAATTCTTGGAAGCGTTCAAATTTTGGAAGAAAGCCCAGGGCAAGGACGTGGACCTGGGTCAACCGGCGGTACCTGCCGTCAAGCCTGTGGATGACGGGAAAAGTTTTTCCGAGGCCGACATCGAGGCGGCGAAGAAACAGGGCGCTGCGGACGCCAAAAAAGCCCTGGCCGGTGAGGCCCGGCAAAAGGAGATCAGGGATTTCTGCGAGGGACTGGCAAAGGACGGCAAGATACCGCCTTCCTGGATCAAAGGCGGCATGGTGGAGTTCATGCAACAGTTGGATGCGGAAACGGATCTCGACTTTGCCGAAGGGGAGAAGAAAAATTCCCTGGCATACTTCAAGGAGTTTCTGGAGGGCCTGGGCAAGTTTGAGATCTTTCAGGAACTGGTGACGAAGGAGAAGGCTGCCGGGGCGGATGACGGGGCGGATTTCGCGGAGACGGCGGACCTGACGAAATATGTTTAAATGCCGTGAACAGTGAACAGTGAACCGTGAACAGTGAACAGTGAACCGTGAACAGTAAGGAAAAACAAGGAGGATGATATGACGATCAACGGACTGGTGGGAAGTGTTTCGTACAATGACGAAAAGGCCCAGAACGGGGACCCGGTTGTTTTGATCACCGGTGCCCTGAAGGCCGCCCAGGGAATCCTGCCCGTGGGCCTGATATTGACGGAAAAAAGCGGCGAGGGGATCCCCTATGTGGAGACGGCGGATGAAGTGCTTGGAACGGGGGACGGAGCGACAAAGGCTTTTTCCGGGACCCTGACGAACTTCCCGGTGCATCCGGGGTCTGTTGTTGTGGGTGACGGCACGGAGGCCTTCCGGGATGACGGTTACGGCCGCCTGGTGGGGGATGCGGCCGGGACCGGCACCATCGACTACGAGACCGGCGACATCGCCGTATCGTTTAACGCCAATGTGACCAATGCGGTCGATGTGGAAGTGGATTACGTCACATCCATCGACCTTGTCCTGGATGAGCAGGTGGACACCAGCAAGGCCGCGTCCGGGAACTGCATCCATTTCGGCTTAGTAAGGCAGGATGTGCTCAAGATCGGCATATCGGCTCAGGCCGCGCCGGATGCGACGTGTCTGAAACGGATGCGCAAGCGCCACCTGTACGCATCATAAAACCTGTTTTTGCAGGCAATGTAAGAAAATTCAATCATTAAAATCATTACAAAGGAGGCCATCATGCCCATCAATCTGGCAAGCTTATTCACAAAGGAAGCCATCATCCGGTATCTTAAATCATTGCCCATCATCAAGACGCCGGTGATGGATCTCATATACACGGACCGACCCCTGAACCCCCTGCCCGTGGTCGGGGCGGACATGATCACGGAAGTGGCCAATACCCTGCCCGTGGTCCGCAGGGGCGCGGCCAGCATCCCGGCGGGATCCGAATCCGGGGCCGTCTCGTTTTACGAGCCCCTGCCCATCCGGCCGAACAAATCGGTAACAGGCGCGGATCTGAACAATCTCAAGCTCCTGGGCCGGTCCGGACTGGACACCTGGGCCCGGGAAAAGACCGATCTTTTGCGAAAGATCGTGCGCCGGACTACCGAGGGCATGTGCGCCGTGTCCCTGGCGGGAACATTCACCTGGCCGGTACAGCTTGAATCCGGCCAGTTCGAGAACTGGTCCATCGCCTTCGGCAGCATCCTGTCCGTGACGCCGGCGGTTCTGTGGAGCGATTCGGCTGCCAAGCTCAAGGACGTGTTCGAGACCCTCCAGGCCATGGAGGAGGCGATCAACGAGAAAGGGTATGGATCCGCTTACGAAATCTGGGCAGGAAAAACCGCCTATTCCACCCTGTTCGCGTTAGCCGAGAAATCCACGACAACGGCAAAAATCCGGGTGGAACTTTCCGACCAGGGCATCAACGTGGGCGGGTATCTGGTGAAGCGCCGGGCGGACAAGGTGATGAATCCCCAGACCAAGGCCCTCACTCCCGTGGTGGCGGACAAGGATGTCAAGATGATCGCCACGGATGCCAATCACCGCCTGGTGTATAACGCCCTGGACGATCTGGATGCCAATCTGGTGGCCATGCCGCTGTTCATCAAACCGATCCCGATGAAAGATCCGTCCGGATACAAGCTGGTAGGTGAAAGTAAGCCGTTTCCCATTCCCAACGTGAACGGGATCTGCGGCGCCACGGTGATTACTTAAAAAACAGGTAATGGGTGATGGGTAATGGGTGATGGGTGGAATCCTATCAGAACCCATAACCCATGACCTATAACCTATAACCTGCCCGGAGGGCATATGTACTGCACGCTGGATGACATCAAGAAAATCATCGATGAGGATGAGCTTGTTGCCCTGACCGACGATAAAGGCCTGGGCATTGTCGATACGGCCATCTTCACCGAGGCCGTATCCGACGGGGATGCGGAGATCGACTCTTATTGCGGCCGCCGGTACAAGGTGCCGTTTGATCCGGTGCCGGCCATGATTAAAAAGATCGCAAAG